AATAAGAGGTAAATGAGTAAGATAACACTTCCAACAGGTATAGAACCTGCATCAATTAAAAGTCCTAAGAACTTAATAATCTTTTCTAAGCCTAAGGTAGGTAAGACTACATTACTGGCAGGATTAGACAATTGTTTGTTGCTAGATTTAGAACAAGGTTCAGACTATGTTGCTGCAATGAAAATCCAGGCTAACTCTGTAGATGAAATTAAGGAAATTGGTAAAGCTATCAAAGAAGCTAACTATCCTTATAAGTATATTGCAGTTGATACTATAACAGCACTAGAAGAAATTTGTGTAGGCTATGCTGAAGAATTATATTCTAAGAGCTCTATGGGTATGAATTGGTTTAAATCTGGAGGTGGTAAAGAAAAGTATGGTAGTATCCTTAACATGCCTAATGGTGCAGGGTATCCATGGCTTAGAGATGCCTTTGTTAAAGTAGTTAACTATATCAGGACTTGGGCTCCTCATATAATTTTACTTGGTCACATTAAAGATGTCCAGTTAGATAAAGCAGGTGCAGAATTTAACACAATGGATTTGGATTTGACAGGAAAAATTAAGAGAATTGCAAGCTCAAAGTCTGATGCTATTGGTTACCTATACAGAAAAGGTAATAAAAACATCCTTAGTTTCAAGACTTCTGATGAAGTAGCATGTGGTGCAAGACCAGATCACTTAAAGAATCAGGAGATTGTTATCTCTGAGGTTGAAGAAAATGGTAATATAAAAGTATATTGGGACAAAGTATTTATTGATTAAATTTTAAATAGTTATGATTAACACATTAGATGTAAATGTAGAGTTAGGTTCAGGTGGTGGACCGAGTAAAGTATTAGAATATGGTAACCATGAAGTTACTGTAGTAAAAGTAATATTAGATGAAAATAGGTTTCAACCAGATTCTTATTTCCTAAAGTTTATTGTAGAAGGCCCAGATATGGGAGATGATTTCCAAGGTTTACTATTTGATAAGAATGATCCTAGTCTAGGAAGACACCGTGGTCAAGTAGGATGGGTTAAAGCTAATCAATATGCTTTTGCAGATAAGAATGAAGGTGGTTTAGTAATTAAAAGAGATCAAGAGATCTTGAAATATATTAAATTGCTTGCACTAGAATGTGAAGCAGGTGATTGGTTTATTGCACAAAATGGTAAGCATAGCACTATCCAGGAGTTTATCCAAGCAGTAAATGAATCTAAGTTCTTTAAAGATAAACCACTTAGAGTTTGTATTGGTTCTAGAAGGTATGAGAGCAAAGGTTATATGAATAATGACTTGTTCTTAACCAGATGGACTAAGAAGAATAAACCATTTGAGTCTGTATCTGTACCAGCAAGTGAGTCTATGATTCCTGTATTTAATGAAACAGAACATGTCTATACTAAGAAAGAAAAAGAAGTTTCTGGATTCAGCAGTGATGGAAGAGTAGAAGAGAAGAAAGTAAGCACCAAGTCTGGTGATGATTTTGACCTGTAATATTTATTATAATCAGGGGGAGTAAGAGATTGCTCCCCTTTATTATTTGTACTATGATCTATACTAGCAATGTCATACTATCAACTGATGAAATACCATCTACATGGATATTTGAGTACTATGCTCAATTACCATATAAACTGGTAGGACAGTCAGCAAAGATTAAATCAATCTTTAACCCGAAAGATACAAACCCATCTCTAGTATTCTATGTAAAAGATGGTCAGTATAAGTTTAGAGATTTTTCAGCAGATATATCTGGTAATAAAGTATCCTTTGTAAAGAAACTACTAGAGAAGCAACTAAATAGAGAGATACCAATTAAAGATATTGAATGTAAAATTATAGCAGACTATGTAGAGTATCTAGAAAATCATGATCATGAAGATATAAAGCTAGTAGAAGAAGAAAAGTGGAAGATTGTAGATTACAAAACTAGAAGCTGGTACATGTATGATGCTAAGTACTGGACTGAATATGGTATAGGTTCTGATGTACTAGAGTTCTTTAATGTCAAGCCTCTGAAGAGTATTATTATGAATAGAGGAATTGAGTATCTAGAAATATCTAGAGTCATGAGCTATGCATATACTCAGAAAGATGGCAGTATATACAAATTATATGTACCACTAGATAATAAAGAGAAAAGATTCAAGAACTTTAATTCTAAGTATATCCAGGGTATGGATCAACTAAGTTATTCTAAACCTAATCTGGTTATATGCTCATCACTAAAAGATGCTATGGCTCTATATAGTTTTGGACTAGATCTAGATGTAATTGCACCAAACTCAGAAACTACTTTGATCTCACCAAGTATAATGGATACTCTAAAGAGTAGCTATCAAAGAATATGTATCTTATTTGACAATGATGATACCGGTAGAGCAGCTACAGCTAAATACCAAAAGAAGTATAATACTGAGTCTCTATACCTACCCATAGAGAAAGATATATCAGATGCTGTAAAAGCACATGGTAGAGATACAATTAAACAAGAATTTATTAAAATTTTCAACACATGAGTTGGATATATAACAGAGTGGAGTTTACTCCCGAGATGATTCCTGATGGAGCTATTGGCTTTGTATACTTAATGAGTGCCATTGTAGATGGTAAGTCAGTACTATACATAGGCAAGAAGAACTTTTATACTGAGAAAAAGACTAAGCTTAAGAAGACTGAAAAACCAAATGACAAGAGGATGAAAGATTATAAGCTGGTCAAGAAATTAAACTATCAAAACTATTTCAGCAGCAATGATGTTCTTAAAGAAGCTCACAAGAAAGGAATTCAAATTAAACGGGAGATACTCCATATCTGTTATTCTAAGACAGAACTTACTTACATGGAGACTAAACTCCAGTTTGTATATGGAGTACTAGAAAACTCAGATTACTTAAATGGTAACATACTAGGTAAATTTTATAAGCAAAATGGTAAATTGGGATGATTTAAAAATCAATCTCTGTACATACTTATACATCCATCAAGACATAGCCTACAATACTGTAGAGTTTCATTTTAATGTAAATACTAATTATTATAATGAGCCATATATTTCTGTGGTTTCAGTATATCCTGGTTATATGTCTGATTCTAAAACTACAGGATACATAGTAGATATTTTAATAGACTATATGAAATACTCAGATGATGAGATAAATAAAGGCTATGTAATGATTGATAAAGACGGTAATGTTGAGATATGGTTGTTTCAGGAAGATAAAAAACAAAAAGTAAAATCTTTTAATATAAAAGAATATGGTACATAATGCAATGATACTAGAACTATTAGATCTAGGTGCTGTAAAAGCAGTAATAAATTACTCTGGAGGTGGAGATTCTGGAGCTGTAGATGAAGTAGAATTTCGTGATGCTAATGATAATGTTCTAAAACTAGATGATAGACGTGAAGAAATAGAAGATATGGTATATCCTTTATTAAATACACTAGAAGACTGGTGGAATAATGAAGGAGGATATGGACTAATGGTTCTTGATCTAAGAACAGGTGAGTATCATATTGAGAACACTATCTATATCCAACATACTGAAGAGTTTACACATACTGGAACTTTAGAATTAAAAGAATGAGTCATCCTGTAGAGCATGCTAAATCCTCTGTAAGAAAATGGGGAGGATCTGTAGAAGATTACCTACCAATACATGAATGGTTTGATGAAACCAAATCTTGGTATGGACATAGTTTACATAGGATGTTTAGACATCACTCAGAAGGAATATTTGAGTGTGAAAGAGTATTTGGTAAATACATTATCAATTCAGTAGGTAAGAGAATATACACTAGGTATGTAGGAGAACAGCATGTAAAAGAAGATTGCTATAACTATATACCTTCTGCTAAAGAATGGATATTGAATATGAATAATCCAACAGAATGGATGCTAAGAACTATTAAAATAGAAAAAGAAAATGACAAAGACCAAACTAACACCAACTGATTATCATAGTATGGTTAACTTGCTTAACTCTACAGATAAAGAAAATACTACAGTAGTATTATCTATACTAGAAAATCTAGATTTTACTGCTAACTTACCGTATATATTACTTTTGTTAAAGAGAATGAACAGACAAGATAGGGAAAAGATAGATGAGTATTCTAATCTTTGGAAGAATCTAAATAACATAGGTATTCAAACCAGTAATCCTATTAGAATGGCATTAATATTTCAGAAGATAAAACATCATGTAGATAGAGAAGCTGTAGAGTTTGTAATGAATGAAGGCTTTATTAATGATGTATTAAAGCATTTACAAGAC